GTTTTCTTTTGGATCGTGTGTAACTTAACATGTGTCGGTATGGCCGACAGCTCCCCTCAATAACCCTACCCACTACCGGACGAACCTTACATGGGCCGGGCCTAAGGTGTTTATTATGTGTTTTTCTTGTTTATTAAACGCAAAAGCTATCAATTTTCTACCCACCCACGCCTTATTACACTTTAGCACAACTAGTTGTAGTTGTGGCACTAGGCGCAAACGATCTCTCTCTAATGACAGGGACTTCGTCAACGTGGATTGCATGGCGACTATTTGGACTTAAAGGATTCATCATCTCTAAGAACCTGAGAACCCTAATTGAACGTGGGCGGGCCTTAAGAGCAACTCCGTGAGCCACAGCAACACTTGCGGAGCAGTACCGCCCTTGCTTCTCTAATGCCAATAGATTCTTTTGGGTGAGATATATGTTGTCTCTCACTTCCTGTTGCAATGATGCAGGCAGCAGGACGATAGATAATATAGCTTGGATAATGCCCCCAACAATTGGGATGCACTTCAAGGCCGTCTCCCACCAAGGAATGTCATCATTACCCTCACCACCAGACGGGGTTACTTTGGTAGATGCTGTGACCAATGGGGTGTGCGATGTGCCTGTGGAATACTCAGCAGTGATTGTATGCCACACCACCCAACACCCTCGAGGACAAGTAAACTTCAGGTCCAAATGCGCATCAGACACTGCAACACCTTCACCACTAGTCAATGTTGCCACCCAGTAACCACCTCCAGATGTGGGCAAACCCCCTCCGTTACTCCCGTGAGTGTCGGTTGTAGCATGCTGCAACATTTGACGACGTTCTTCATCAAACATTGCCACTTCAGTCATCCAATAACCCAAACATTCAGCAGGTACTTCAGGGGCTTTGGCATTCAACTTCTTCTTGCTATTAGGCGTGTCAATGAGGAATATGTCGGCACTCCTAAAACCAACTTCCATCTCCAAACTCACATCAGCCAGAGCCTGGAAGCCTCGGGTCCAAGTTTCATCTTGCTGCGGATCGCAGTCAACAGCTGTATACACATCTTCATGGAAAGAGATCGGCCACGTGTTGGAACCCGGGCTAATGGGAATTGTTGGGGGCGTTCCATCAAAAGAGTCGCCATCTTCACGGCGCACATACTCAGCAGTGTTAGGGCCCCAGACGACGCCATCGCGCATTGCCTGCTCTATGTCTGTTGGAGCTTCAGAAGTCCCAACAGGCAATGAATGGACCATCCCATCACTAGTATCTTGATAGAAATACGACCCCTCATTCCACACTTTGCGCCCCTCAAACACGTTCTCAAAAAACTCTTCATTGATCTGAGGTGTTTTGAATTCAATCTCATAATCAACATACAGCGCTCCTAGACCACGAGTCTCACCTAAGTCATCATCAATCCCGGTAATAGATAAGAACAAGTTGCCAAGATCATACAGAGCAATATCCTGCACTGCTTCAGCTGACAACTCAGTCCGCACAAATCGATACTCTCCAGGATTACGACTATCATGCAAGTTGGCTTTGCATATATGAGGTGCCCACACGTCACCCCTAACAGCACCTTGATAATTCGCAAATCCCACTATTGAGGACGGGGCTGGATCCACTGGGTCAAAATCAACCGCCATGGTAACAACTCCGGCCGTATCCGTAGGACAAGCAGGTACCCACTCAAACGACAGACGCTTAAATTTAAACGTCTCATAAGAGGGTGCCTGAGGAAATAACCATGGAAAGGTCGTTTTCATCCCAGGATTTAAGGGAAAATGGAACAGGGGAAACGCTGAGTATTGCCCAGCCACTTGCAGATCAGACTTCATGAACTCTCTGACCATCTCACGGTGGCACTTGGTGTCAGTGTCACCACGAGTGTGCGATCGGATGGATTTGGATGTCTTCTCAACATCTATTGCCACCGAAGCAGTCTTTTTCTTTTCACCATGCTTCTTCGCCATAGCTTTTCCAGGTTTAACCACCTTCTTCACGTTATTTTTAGATTTAGGCATCACCTACAAGCAACGATGATGTTTAACAAACGTTAACACAATGGAATACACAAAAACACGGTAATTCGCCGTTGTGCTACGGCCGACTGTTCATCCCCCCCAATCGTGACTCCACCCCGTGCAGTCTGTGGGCATTTTCTCCTTAGCACGTATTAGCAACGCTTTTGGGGTGCAAAGGGGGGAACTCCGCTCACTAATGGGCTATGCTTACGCAAGACGGCATTCGCGACACATCATCCGAGTATATGATATTTTGCTTGAAATCCACAACATAATTATCCCAAATACTTTCAAGAAATTGTGTTGATGGAAGTTCATGATACCCGAAACCACATAACTGTGTCGCCAATGACGCTAATAAACTAGGATCATAGTTGAACAGATTACAGACCAATTGTACGGACTCAGTTGTTGGACACATAGACAGGGATAACGGTACTAGAGAAATAATGTCCACGTCTCTTAACAAATAAGGTATCTCATCCCAAACTGGTACCACATCCAATGAATTTATGATAAAAGAACATACTTCATGTAGTACCGGTGTACGTGGAGCCATCACAAGATAAGACATAGCTTTAGCTAGCAACAAAGGGTCTCTCATTTTAATGGACATCCGCTTAGAACCAGTGATCCAACCTAGTTTAATTAAGTATTTAATCGGATCCACTACGATGTCACCCGATGCAGTCATTGACAAATTGCAAAATGACGCGCCGGATAAATCAAGGTGAACCTGCAATTTAACATCTAAATTAAGCTTATGGAACATACCGATATCAGGGACTCCACTAGTCAATGCCAGCCCATCGTCGCCTTCTGCAACCATGTCAAAAATCATGATGTGTTGTCTTGCACACACGTATTTAAAGGACAAAATATTGAGCAACCCATTGCCCAATGACGTGCTCACTTCTCCAGACATGCGACAAGTCCTAACAATAAACTTCATGGCACCACGCGCAAAGCTCAACACACTCTTTTTATGTAGCAGGACATTCTCATATTCTGATACAAAATCAGGGAAATTCTTGAACATTTTCCTAACCAGTGTCACCTCACACGCATCGATCATGCTAGTAACTTGTCGCCCCTCAAAAGTGCTGTGGTCAGTCACCAAAACATACATGCCATTTACCCATCTAGAGAGTAGTCGTTTAACTCGGTCCCAGTTGTTTAAACCTTTAACAAACCCGGCATTGCTACCAGGCCTGTTAAACCAAGCATACACTACCTCCTCCAGCTGGTGAATTTGAGGACCAAACTCACCTTTGGTAACATCTCCATGCGGGTTAATGAGCCTCGGGAACTTTGCTTCCATATACCCTTCATGTTTGATGAAATCTTCCAACTTCAGCAACTTATTCAATGGTTTCCCCTGGTCCAACCACTTCTCACGTGCTTCGATAATCTGAAACTGTCTGGCTTGGTTATACCTACCCCTCTCAACCCAATCAGTGAAACTAAACTCGGTATTAGGGGGAAAAGCATCCAAACCACTCAACTCGCGAACAACGAAACATTTGAAATCTTCAACCCAAAGAGGATCAAAATTGTCTGCTGGATCTAGCCTCTTCACAGCAGCTCCAATGGCGTTAATACAACTCCCACTATCATAAAATAGCAACGCTTGCCCGAACACACACCACCGCGCTGACACTGCCTCAATCCTCCGATATTTAGCCACTGCACTACGATTATACAATATCCGTAGAGAGTGGCCCTGAACACTCGGTAATTTAAGCGAAAAGTCCCCGAGTACTGCCCCATACTGGAACAGCCTCTCCGAAGAACACTTTTGGTAGCCAGCGCGCGATCCCGGGAAAAAAGGTGTTTGTGAACGGTGAGAGCAATAAACTAACACGTTGCTGCCTGGCCGCAAGTAAGTACGTTGCATAAACCAAAGAATCATGTTGTGTCCTAGACGACCACACGATCTCAGGCCTAGCCCGCGCATTCCTAGCCAGGTAACTATGTAATGACGTTAGAGTGTCTTTCGTCATATCAACTGTGGGGTTTGTGTGTGCCACTACAGACTCCACGGCTCTTGGGTCGATGACAAGCAACTGCACGGATTTGCGCTCCATGAACGAGCCACTAGCTTCAATCTGTGCCTCCAGCAACTGTGTAGGAACAGTTGTTGGCTTTGTCTCTTCAAAATGGTAGCTTGTCTGTTTCGCGTTCCCGTCTTGCACTACTTTCCCTGTTAGTCTTCCAACAAACGTAACGACTCTTGGACGGAAGAACAACAACAACACAACTAAATCGATCAGGAATAGCCCGCATAAATCGAACGCGGCTGTCGAAATGGAGATCCTTACCCAGGGAGCCAGGCAAACACCTCCATTCCATGCCACATAACGATAGAAGGCAAGAACCCAACGGTTTGTAAACGACCTTAGTGCGTACGTCAAGAAGTGACCCCTCACGGAGTGCTGTGCAAACCCTCTAAACGACCACCAAGGACTCAATGCTGCGTTCCTCTGGAATGTACTAAAATTGATGTAGGAAAAACAAGGCTCATGACTACCATAAAGACCCATGGCAGTCAATTGCAAGCACGCACCCAACAGTGCAGGCACAGCCCACATCGTCCAGTGATACCATAATGGTGTGTTCATCTCGTACTCAAAGCCCAACCGAGAATTTGCTGAATCCAAAATTTCAGCGTCAGCCACACCATCCACAACAGGCACCACCCTCTCATTCTCCACCACTTCCTCTTCTTCACCACCGTCGCCCTCTTGACCGACACCAGATGAAGCACCCTCATTACTAGAACCAGCAACAGGGGCACTCGGATTGGCATCCACCATAGCAACAGTAGTCGCATCATCTATGGGATCAATCATGATTTCCTCCACAGGTGAACTCCTACCAGTTGGCGCCAGTTCTGAACCAGTTGACACTGGGGCATGAGCCGCCGGGCCTATAAATGCTTTCTGTTTTATAGCATCTAAGCTCGAGGGCTTTGTTTCCTTATGTGCCTGGTCGGAACTAGCACAGGACATCCCACCAACAGCCGTGGATGAACACGGCAAATGAGGTTTGCGATGATTGTGTGGCATTCCACACGGAAGGTGCGAACGTATTAGGCTCAGCACCCAGGTAAAGGATAGTTTTAACAAAGGGGAGAATAACTGGAAAAAAA